GTACCCCGCCGTGTGCCCTGCCGTGGTTTTGGTGAGGCGCATATCCTGAAACGCCGCCTTCGCGTCCGGCCGATCCCTGAACATGCCCGCGACGGCAGCCTTGCGGTCGGCAACCGATGGCGACTTCAACGCCTGGAGCTTCTGCCACGACTCGCGGTGCCATTGCGTCGCCAGCCTGGAGGCGGCATACGACCTGAACACCTCCCCCTCCGGCAGCACATTCACGTCGGGGATCCCAAGGTCATCGGCCAGTGCCCGCCACTTGGCGAACACCGCCTCGGGGTTGTGCCCAGGCACGGTCACCTCGACGAAGTTTGTCAGCGCGCCGCGCTGCGTCACCATCTCCGCCCGGGCACCGCCCACATCCTTTACGACCGAATCGAACCTGCCGCTGGTCCGCCCGCTGTCCTTCACCACCAGCCCGCTCGACACGTCGCCCTTCTGGAAGCTGAACGTCCCGCGCCTGCCCCCGGCCCGCATCCGCTCTTCCACCGCCTCGGCGTGCTGCCCTGTCACCTTGAACCGGATCTTAGTCACCTCGCGCCCATCGACCACCTCCGCCCGGAAGTGCGCGTCGAAGTTCTCGATGAAGCCCCGGTCGGACGGCAGGCTCTCCCCCGCCGTGGTCTTGAACGCCTTGCTCTGCGCCAGGATGGAGGACGGCGTCGGCTTCGGTGCCGGCGGTGGCGGTGGTGGCTTCGGGCCACCGCCATCGGGCACGGTCGGCCGGCTCGAAGGCCCGCGCACGATGGGGATCGTGGTGGTGCGGCACCGGCCGTGGAACGGCGGATACGCCACGCCGGCGCTCTGGAGCTTGTCCGGGGTGAGCGCCTTGCCGAAGGTGCCCGGGTCGTCGGCCACGCCCAGGCCCGACCGCGTGATGTTGGCGACGGGGCGGCGCCGCCCGACGCGATCCTTGTACCAGAGCCGGCGCTGCCCGCCTGGACCGCGCCCCATGCGCAGCCACGGGGCGGCCGCCTTGATGGTGCCCGGGCTCTGCGCGCGCAGCGCCTTTGCGGCGACCTTGAGGCTGCCGCCGACGCTGAATTCCTTCCCGTGCATGAACCGGCATTGCTCGGTGGTGACCTCGTCCAGCACCGCCTCGATCCGGTAGGTGGTGATCCCCGCCTCGCCGTAGCTGGACAGCTGCGACAGGGACCGGGCGGTGTTGGTGAACGCGCCCGCGACGACGCCCCAATAGGCGGCCGACCGGCCCACCCGGGCGCCCAGCTGGCGCTGCAGGCGCTCGGCGATGTCGGCCGTGCCGAGCCCCTGTTCCAGCCCCGCCACGACTGCCGCCTGCGCGTCGGCCGAAGCACGGGCCAGCATCTCCCCGTTCGATGCCGTCACGAACGCGGTCTGGTGCCCCACGATCCGCTCGGCCAGCCGCCGGTCGAAGGCGTTCCAGTTCGCCGCGATGGCGAGCCCCTTCGACCGGGCGTCCCCACGCACCGCATCGACCACCAGCTTCGCCGTCTTGCTGGTCTCGAAGCCGACCGTGCGCTCGATGGGCTTCAGCGTGTCGCGCACCCCGAGGACGGCGCTGTTCACCCGGGCCACCGCGGCGCCCGGGGTCAGGTCGGCCCAGCGCACGCCGCGGATCGCCGCCTGGACCTTCCGCTTCGCCTGCGCCTCGGTCACCGCTGCGGCCTTCGCCAGCTTCGCCGCCAGCACGCCGGCCACGCTATCGATCCACTCGGGATCGGTCACCGCCGGCCGCGCCTTGTGCACGCCGCCCCACCGCTCCAGCACGCCGTCGAGGAACGCCAGCGCGGCGTCCAGGTCAGCGATCTCGGCAGCAGCCTCCAGGCCGAGCCCGTGATCGTGGTGCTGGTGCGCCATCAGCCACCAGCCCCTCGCCGCACGCGAGGCACGTCGTGGCGAAGGACACCCGCCCGCCAGCCTCGGTCACGTGGCGGCCCAGGATCTCGAAGAGCGTGCCGCAGCGCGGGCACCTGCCCCCGTAGCTCACGAGCCCGTACCGGGTGTCGCGCGGCACACGCCGCACCTCGCCCGGCTTCAGATCGCACGCTGGCGCGGCCACCATCCGCATCGGCTACTCGTCCGGCTGGAACCACGTATCCCACTCCGCCATCGGCACCCGCAGCACGGCGGCGTCGCCTTCGCCAGATGCCACGCGGGCGAGGTGTTCCCGGCGCTGCGCCAGCGCGTCGCGCTCGCTCGTCAGCGCCTCCTGCAGCGTCATCAAGGTGCGCGCCTGTTGCTTCACGTCGCCGGCGTCGCGGCCGGTCTGGATCCCCGCCAACGTGAACGCCACGGGGCGCCGGGTCCAGTCGCCGGTCGCGGCCGGGAAATCCCGGTTGAACACGTCCCGCAGAAGCTCGCGCATATCGGCCGGGAACAGCGCGCCAGCCTGCCCCAACAGCGCCATCATTTTCGCGGTGCGCTCGGGGTCGCGGGTCACCGGCGTCCGCGAGCGGAAGCGCCACATCCTGATCCCGAGATCCCACAGCACCAGCCGGCCGAACGCCTCGTCGAAGTTCAGGCGCTCCGGCCCGAACACGGCGTCCTCGGTGAGCGCCATCGCCGCCTGCGCGGTGGCCCGGTTGAAGTCCCGCGTGTCGCCCCGCAGCAGGCGCGGAAGGCGGAACTGTGATCCCGTCTTGTCCAGGTTGCGCTCGTCGTACTGCTGGTAGAGCCCGTCGCCCGGGATCGCGTCCCGCAGCGGCTTCACCTCCACCCGCGCGGCGGTGCCGCCCTTGCCGTCGCTCTCCGCCTCGATCACGAGGATCGAGTGGAAGTTTTCGCGCCCCTTGATGTGGTCCTTGATGTAGGTCTCGATCTTGCCGGTGGCGCCCGCCGCCAGCTTGCCACCCGACACCAGCACCGCCAGCGGCGGGACCGACTTGTTGTCGAACAGCAGGTAGTTCACCTCGGACGCGGCCCGGCTCCCCATCACCTCGGGGAAGGCCCCGGTCCACCGCGGCCGCCCGTAGGGGCTCGTCATCCACGGGATGTCGAACCACAGCAACTCGGTCGCGGGGTGGTGCCCTTCCGGCAGCTGCGCCTCGGTCGCCACCACCCGCCCGTCGATGGCGCTCATCACGCGCGGGTCGCGGTAGCTCTTGAAGAAGGTCAGGGCGCCGCCCGCCTCGTCCAGCTGCACATACCCGCGCATCTGCCGCGGGATCTCGACCGCCTCCAGGTCCACGTCGGTCACCCGGGCCCACTCGGTCACCGGCGTCCAGTCGTCCTCCAGCGGCAGCATCCGCACGAGGTAGGACGGAACCAGCTTGAACCGGCTCGGCCGCCCCTTGCCGTCGCGCATCACCTCCCACGCGGTGTATCCGGTCGTCTCCAGCTGCACCCGCGCCTCACGCCGCAGCCGGGTCAGCGTCCAGCCGGGCTCGTAGCAGCAGGCGTCGAGGAAGTGCGTGGCAAGGGCGCGTTCCACCCGGGAGCGCCGCTTCAGCCGGTCGATCTCGGCGTCCACCTCGGCGTCCGCCGGGTCGGCCGGGTCCATGTTGCCGCCCATCACGGCGCGCTGGAACAGGATGTCGATCACCCGGTCGCGGATATCTTCGGCATCGAAGTCCAGCACCGGCTCCAGGTGGTGCCCGTGCCCGTCGATGGCGGTCGCGTAGGCGTCAATGCAGGGGCGTAGCGCGGTCGAATGCTCGACCCAATACGCCAGCTTCATCGGGTCGTAGTCGGGCAGCAGCGCGCCCGCCTCTTGGAATATCTGCCCGGGCTTCTTCTCCCCGCCGCCGATGCTGGCGGGCCGGTCGATCACCTCGCCGCCCAGCACCTTCACCACGACCCCCCGCTGCACCTCACCGGCGTCGGCCTTCGCTTCGTTCACGCTGCCTCCAGGTAGGCCAACAGGGATCGTCGCCCCTCGCGGTCCAGTTGTACGCTCAGGGCGCGCAGCTTCGCGCCGCCAGAGGCGGTCAGGCGCGCCCGTGCGGCCGCCTTCGCCTCGTCCACGGTGTCCGGTGCCACTTCAAGCTCCGGCCCCGGACGGGGCGTTCCTGCCCCGACAATGTACGTCCGCACCTTCACGCGCTCGCTCCAATGATATGCACGTTCACCTCGCCGGCGCGGGGCGTCCGATCCTTCTCGCACGCCAGGGCGCAACTCCAGAACATATCAGCGTGCCCGGCCCGCGTCCGCTCGGCGTCGAATACGATGTTGCCCTGCGCGGTGATCCGCCGTCGCACGGAGTGGATCTGCGCCACCAGCGTCCGGTCCTTCGGCAGCGCGATCCGCTCGCCTTGGAGGCACACCTTGAAGTCGTTGGCGAGCACCTCCTTGCGGGCGTTGGTGAAGTGCACCCCCTCGACCTGCGGATAGTCGTCCTCCAGGTTCTCCGCGAGGTTGGCCCCGATGCCCGTCTTGTCGATCTTCAGGCTGGCGACCGGCAGCAGGTTCAGCGCCCGCCGGATCACCCCCTCCTGCGCCGCGAACTTCACCCGGTGGAGGACGCACTTCATCACCAGCCGCTTCGTCCCGCGGTGCTCGTCGAACAGCGTGAACACCGAGCGGTCGTTGGCGCGCCCCACGTCGTAGCCGCCGGTCAGCCTGCCCTTCGGCTTCGCCACGTCGGACGGGTCCGTCGCCACCTCGTAGTCGCTGGTGCACGGCCCGATCAGGCTGTGCGGATAGAAGGCCACCGCCTCGTCCACGAACAGGCACTCGTACTCCTGCTGGAAGTCCTCCAGCGGCAGCGCGTCGAACTGCTCTCGGATCGCCTCGGTGCCGAAGCGCGCCACCCGTTCCTCGGTGGTCATGTTCGGCGCCAGCGCCATCGCCGCCCACGGCGTCGTGCTGAACGTGGTGCACAGCCACCACGGCACGCTGAACCGCTGGAAGCGCGGATAGGGGCGCCCCTCCTGCGTCGCCACCTCCCAAAACACGCCGCGGCGGCCCAGCGGCGTCGAGCACGCCGTCAGCTGCCCCCGGCTCCGGGCCACCAGCGCGGTCGCGCCCGTGAACACCTCCCGGTCGTGCATGTAGTGGGCGAGTTCGTCCAGGTACACGTCGCCGCTCTTGCCGCGGGGCGCCTTGGACGGGTGGCTCACCAGCCGGCTCATCCGGCCGTGCTTGCCGGTGGCCGAGCCGAAGGCAAGCTCGGTCTTGCTGTCGGTGATGAGGGGCTTCTGGAAGGCCAGCGGGAGCGCCTCGTGGATCGCCCGGGCGACCACGATCTTCTCCTTGGCGTCGGCCATGTTGTAGGACACCACCGTCGCCCGGTGGTGGTCGCCCAGGTGGCAGCGCGCCAGCGCCTCGGCCCCGATCAAGAACGAGAAGCCGACCTGCCGTGCTTTGGTGATCCAGCGGAAGCGCGGCCGCTTGCCGGGGCGCACCTCGAAGTCGAGGACCGTGCGCTGGTAGGGCTCCAGCACCAGCGGATCGTCCTCGAAGGTGCACAGCCCCTCAAGGAACCCGCGCTCGCTGGCGATCCAGTCGGCGAAGTCCTGCTCGTCGGCCTTGACGATGATGGCGGGGCTGGCGGGGCTCACCGCCCCATACTGTCGGACGGGGCGTCCGGGCTCAACCCCGGGGCGCCGCCGCGGCGGGGCTCAGGCGCCCACGTGGTAGGCCCGGTTCTGGCTGCCCCGGCGCAGGGTGGCGGCCAGCTGCGCCGCGCTCGGGTTGCCGTACCCCTCACCCCGGAAGCTGCCGTCCGCGCGCCTCTGGTAGATGGTGGTCGTGCCGTTGCTGCGCAGGATGGTGAGCCGCTCGTCCGTCGCC